GCGCCCAGCATGGCGAGACCCGGATTACACATTGTCAAGCCCCATGTGGAAACGATGGAAAGGTAGCCCAGCTACCCCAAAAGGTGCCGGTTCGTCAATGGTGCAGCCCAGCCGCGCGAGCCAGCGAATGCTCGGCTTGTTGCGCGCATCGACGTGGTTGATGAGCTTGGGGTAGCGCTCGCGCGCCCAAGCGAAGAAGTTGGCCGCGATCCCGAGGAACTCGGCCGCGGTGTGGAGGTCCGACATGCGGTCCGTGCCAAGGCACCACGGCGATGCGGTGTCGCCCATGATCGAGTACGGTGCGATGCCGAAGAGGCAGAGCAGACCATCCGGGGTGTGTGCTGCGACCGGCTGGTGTGAGACCCGGAGCCCCAGCAAGGTGGACGCCAGAACGTCAGGACCGGACGACGCGATGACCTCCTGCACGTCGAGCTTGCGCATCTCGGCGACAAGGGCCTTGGCGTGCTCTGCAGTCGCCGCGGAGAGTGTGATATTACCCACCGCCGAGCGCCAGATCGAGGGTCATCGAGACGATGGTCAGCGCCAACGGGTCGCTCTGGCGAACGCAGACCGTGCCGTCGTCGGACCATGCGCCCTTGATGACCACCTCGATCTCTTCGGTCTTGAGTTCTGGCGGCGATCCGAGGTTCTCGGTTCCGCGCTGCTTGGCTTCGGTCAGCTCGGTGAACGATGGCCCGACGAAGATGCCCGAGCTGCGGTACACCCGCAAGAAGGCCGCGTTGACGTTCTTGGGCATCCCCTGCGCGTAGCCCTGCATCTCCAGCGCCATGGGCAGCGTCTGCAGGTCTGAGCTGTATGGCAGCCCGAAGTTGATGGTGCTGGCGGTGATGTCGTCTGGCAAGGTCAGCACACCGCCCGTGATGGTCTGGGGCGGGACGACCGCGCCGTCAGCGAGGATAGCGACCTCTTCGCCCTCGAGCCAAGAGATACCGCTGATCGTGTTGGCCGGTGCGCCGCTGTACGAATAACCACAGTCGACGAAGAACTGGTCCTCGGCGTTGATGAACCGGCGCTCCGCGAAGCGCTCGATGTAGCGCACCGAGCTGCCGTCGATGTCACGCCGGACCACGACGTATGTCACGTCTCGGCCCTCTTCGTAGATCGTGGTTGCGTCCTCGAAGTCGCCAAGGGTGTCGTGCTCGTGGAATGCGCCGATCTGCTGCTCGGGGATGTAGGTCAGCCCGACCAGCGACCCGGTTGAGGACACCGCCCAGATGATCGGGAACGGCGCGAGCTGCAGCGTCATCGACAGCGTGGTCCGCCCGTCGAACAGGTGCGGTGCACGGATCGAGACGTCGCCGCTGATGTAGCCCTGCTTGTCGCCGTCGTAGCCGAACTCGCGCAGGTGTCCGCCGCGCGCAGCGACGTAGAGCATGTTGTTGCCGACCTTGAGCGGCTTGGTCGACGACCCGCCCACGAAGGTCTGCTCGCGCGTTGACACGGTGAGCGGGGTCAGGACCTCGGACAGCCCGCCGCCGATCTTCCACAGCGCTGCGGGCGTGACCACGATCATCTCGGCCATCGGGACGAGGTGCAGGATCGCGTTGTTCTCACGGCTGGCCAGCTTGATCTGGACGCTGTCGTTGTCCTTGGGTGGGATCGAGTAGTTGAAATTGTCCTCAGTCGCAGCGCGTGTAAACGCAATGAACTGCGGGGTGTTGGTGGTCCCCGCCCACGCGGCACGCTGGTCGTAATAGCCAACCGCGCCGGGGTAGTCGCCCGGTGCCGCGAACAGCTCGACGTCGAGTGGCGGGGTGGTGCCGAGATCGGGCGCGATGTTGTCGTCGCGGTAGGTGAGCTGGTCGGTCTGGCCGATGTAGCCGAACAACCCCGAGGCGCGTTTGTAGACGTTGTACCGCACTGCGCCAGTGACGGCGCTCCACGTCAGATCGTTGTACGCGCCGTCATCGTAGAGGTTGTTGCTGACGGTTGTCGAGCCGCTCTGCAGGCTCTCGTCGCTATCCCCGGAGATCGCGGTCACCACGTAGTCTGTGCCGAACGGGGTGCCGGGGACCGCGCCCGCCGTGGCGGTGCCGCTTAGCCCGGTGGGCGCAGCGAGCGACGACCCCTCGGCGAGATCGAGCACCTGCCAAGTCGTAGCTCCCAGACGGCGCAGCTCGCGGCGCGGGTGGCTGCGGTGCCCCAGTTTGACGACATCGCCGGACTGGGCATAGGTCACCTCGAAGAGCTCGTCCTCAAGATAGGAGTGGGGTATTTCCAGCTCGCCGCTGACCGGCTGGGCGTACCAGCGGGTGGTGTCGGTCGCGAACGCAGCCGCCGAGGTGTGTGGTGATTTGCAGTAATACGTGGTGCCCGCGTACAGCACAAAGTCGCCGACGGTATATGCGGTGGCTGTGACCCATGCCGCAGCGACAGGCCACTGCACGGTAGCGCCGAGCGCGTGGAGGCGGAACGCCCCCTCGGCGAACTCGATCACGAGGCTCTGGCCGAAGCCATAGACGAACGGGATGGTGCGGGTGCGCTTGGCGCTGTTCTTGACCTCGCGCACGTAGATCGTGCCGGGGCGGTTGGTCACCGGGCCGTGTGGCTGGACGATGAAGTTGCGGCAGCGCGCGAGCCCGGTCTGGTACTTGCCATCGTCAATCCGCCCGAAGAACTCGGGCGTGACCTCGCCGCCACCAAAGGAGCGGACGTGTGCGCGGAAGTCGCCCATTTACTGCGCCCAGAACGGCAGCTCGCGTCGCGCGGTGCCGTCCTCGATCGTGCGGCCTTCCCCGGATGCATCCCCCCGGGCGCGCAGGCCAGATGGTGTAAACGCGCTGCTCGTCTTGGCTTGATTGGCGTCGGTCACCGAGGCTTCGCCGCGGAGCTTGTCCCACATCGAGCGGGCCGTCGTCGAGGCTTGCGCCCCGGTCTTGCCCTTGACGACCGGGCCAGCGAGGTACGAGGCCAGCAGATAGCTGAGCGCCGTGCCGAAACGCGGTGGGTAGCGGTTGGGGTCCGCGATGCGCCGGGTGTAGCGCAGCGCCACGTCTTCGTAGTTGGTGAAGATGATCGGCGCGCCACTGGCCAGAGTGCCCAGCTCCCACAGCGGGCTGCCGGGTTCGAGCTGGATGGTCGCGCCGCTGGTGAATACCAGCTCGCGGGCCACGAGGAAGTCAGCCGGGACCACGTAGCCGTAACGCCAGCGGGTGTCGATCTGCAGGGTGTCGTCAACCGCGACCAGCGGAGCCACAGTCGACACGAAGCGCCAGTCCTCGCTGGACAGCGCTTCATCGCGGGCGATGGGCCAGAACTGGGCGCAGTGGTCTGCCTGCGCCGAGCCTTCCGGTGGGTCGATGCTGGAGACCGTGGCCCGATCGCCGAGGTGGCTTAGGGCGAGGTTGCAGAGTGTGACGACGCTGGCCATGCTACCTCCTACAGAAAAGGCGCGAGGCCATCAAGACCCCGCGCCTTCCTTTGGTCCCCCGGACGAAAGTCAGGCGAACACGTCATCCTTCTTGTCGTCGACCGGATCGAGTTCCCCGATGCGGTTGGCGACAGCGTCAGACATGATGGCCAGCAGGCCCTTGCGGGCTTGTCCGGCCTGCTCTTCGGCGATCAGCGCCTTGAGCTCGCGAACCGATTTCTCGGGAAGCGCGGGGATGATGACCTTGGCTGGCTGGTCGAGGAAGCCCGGCTCGTTGACGGCGACTGCGCCGCTGTCGACTTCGGACTTCGGTACGAACCATTTGCCCGTAAAGGAGACCGGGGCCACGAAGGTCTCGTTGGCTTCCACCAACCGGCCATCGTAGAACCCCGTCTTCAAGGCGACCTTGGCTTCGTGCTTATCGAGTGTGGTGCCCACGGTCGGTTACCCCTTAGATGCCGTCAGGATACGCAGCCCAAGCAGGCGGCGTCTTGGTCAGGAAGGCGTTGATCGCGCCCGCGGTCACCGTGGTGGTCGCGATCACGGCGAGAATGCCGAGATAGCGCTCGTAGGTGCGGCCTTCGAGCGGCAGGGCGATGCAAGCGATCATCCCCCCGGCGTTCAATTGCGCCGAGTTCGCAGCAGCGTCGTCGGTGACGAAGGTGCCGGTGTCGAAGTGAACCGAGGCCGACCCGTCAACCGCGATGGCTGGCTGGGCATCGGAGACGAGCTGGAACTTGATGGTCCCGGCAACGCCGCCCGTGATGATCTCGGTGCTGGTCGTGATGACAAGGTACAAGCCCGCAGCGAAGGTGCTCGCCCCGAGATCGCGGTGGACCGAGCCGGTGTCGATGACGTCGCCGATCAGTGCGGTCCCGGCAGCAGCCGCAACCGAGGCACCATCGGCGAAAGTGTTGAGAGCGTCGCAGATCATGGTCTGGGTCCTTATGCGATGGCGGTTTCGGTGTTGAGCAACTGGTCAACACGGCGGAACGGAATGTCGTCGAACGCGAGGACGCGCTTGCCCGCCACGGTGTCCATGGTCAGGGTCGACTGCTTGACCGCCGAGGTGATCTGCTTGCGCAGGAAGGTGCGGACGCGGCGGTTACCGTAGAAGGCTGCCCGGCCCATGCTGGCTCCACCGGTCGGCAGACGCTCGACGGCTTCGGTCAGCAGGTCGATCAGGTCCGGTCCGGTCGAGGCGTCCTTGGTCAGGTCTTCCTGATTGAACTGGACGCGAACCACGTAGCGCCAATCGCGGACGGAGAGACCAGCGCCCCACTTGTAGTGGGTGCGGTAGGCTTCCATGCGGCCACCGGCTGGGCCACCCGGGGCGGCTTCGAGGGTCACCTGACCCTTGTCGGTGACCGACAGACCTGTTGGGATGCCCTTCGGGTAGATCATGTGGACCGTTTCCTGCGACCACACAACGAGCCACACCGAGGTGTTGTCGCTGCCGTCAGTACCGGCCTGCATCACGACGTTGTCGTAGGACTGGGCGGTCGAGGAGTTGTAGCGGGCCGACAGACCAGTGAACTCGGCTTCGTCGATCAGATCGTTGCCGTAGAACAGGGTCTGAATGACCTCTTGGTTCATGCCTTCGATGAACGCCTTGTCTTCCGACAGGCGGAAGGCGTCGGTGTTGCCGTTGAGGTCGGCAAGGTCCTTGTCGACTTCGGCATACGCTTCCAGATTACCGCAGGTGTCGGTGATCTGAGCAGTGGTGCTCTTGGTCGGCACGACACCGTAGTTCAGCTTGCGCCAAGTCGGGGCCGGAATACCGGTGCGGACCGTGGTCTTGTGACCGGTCGGCAGGTTGCCTTCCACCCAAACGGCGTCCTCGAGGACCTCGTTCGTCTGGTTGAGGATTTCCGCAACCTTGGCGATCTTGCCATCCGGGTTAGCCCGAGTGGCAATGTCCATGAGGGTCGGGTGGGTGACTGCAAGGGTGCTCATCGGACTTTACCTCACTTGGCTTTACTGGTTGGGTGGTCGTAGAACGACTGCCCCGGTGCGACGCTTGTACCGGGTTTCACGAAATCATGTTCACCCGTCGCTTTGCCGACCCGGTAAAAGAACCGGATGACCTCGGGGTGATCGCCCAGACCGCTCTCATCGAGCAGTGTTTTGAGCTCGGGCGTGCCGAACTTTTCGCGTGCGCCGACGGCGATCGGCATGTTGGCCGCGAGGCTGTTTCCGCCGAACTCGGGGTCGGAGATGGCCTGATCGCGCCACCCGGCGCGCGCTTCGACGACTGCGTTGGACAGCGCCTCGGCGTTCTTCTGCTGGAGCTTGACGCCCATATCGACGATCCGCTGGGTCTCTTCCTGCGAGAGCTTCTTCTCGACGCCCAGCGCCTTGATCTCGTCCACGAGCTCGGTGTCGAGCTCCATGCCTTCGGGCAGTGTGAAGTCGGTGTACTCGATCGGCGTGTCTTCCTCGCCTTCGCCTTCACCTTCGCCCTCTGCAGGCGGATCAGCAGGAGGGTCGCCCGCAGGCGGGTCACCGGCTGGCGGATCGGCAGGAGGATCACCGGCTGGCGGATCGGCCACAGGCGGATCACCGGCTGGCGGTGCATCCATCAGCGACGGGGTGGGCTCAACGGCTGCGGGTGCTTCGCCTTCGACTGCCATGTTACTTGTCCTTCATCACGAGCGCGAGCTCATCGGGGGAGAGTTGAGAGATCAGCCACAGGCCGAGGTTGCGTCGGCCTTCGTTGAACGCGGTCGCGTGCGGGTCACCGCTTGCGAACGAGATACGGTAGACACCTGCCTCTTCGAGGAACCGGCGCATGAAACGCTGGCCCGAAGGCAAGGACATCAGCTCGCGCAGATCGTCCTGCTCGTTGCGCAGTTCTTGCTTGGCTAGTGTCCGGGCGTCACTCATCCCCCGTAGGGTAGCCTACAACCCACCGATTGTGTTCACCCCTAGAGCTCAGTCGCGCTGGGCGAGTTATAGCCAGAGAACAGGTTCATAATATCTGCGCCCGCGTTGTTCTCCGGTGATGGGCCGGTCTGCACACCGCCTAGAGCCCCTGCGGCCTTGGCTGCTTCGGCCATCTGCGCGGCCTGCTGCTGCTGCGCGATCGCCTGAGCGCGCTGCTGGCGGATGATCGCGACCTTGTCGTCGGCGACGATCAGATCGGGGTCCACACCGAGCTGGTCCGCGTAGCGGTCGATGCTCTTGTCGATGTTGAACTTGTCCCAAGCGCTCGGGTCGCCCGTGCCGGTGGCGATCATGCCGATGTGGCCGAGCAGCCGATCGGTCGAGTTGACCGAGACAGCCTTCTGCGCCTGCGCCAGCATCGAGACGAACTCGACCTGCAGCTCCTGACCGTTGAGCTCTTCCGGTGGGGGCGGCAGGATGCCGGTCTCGACGCAGCGCTCGAAGGCGATCGTGATGCACTGGTCGAGCATCTCGGTGTGGAGCCGCTCGAGCACTGGGCCGAGCATGAGGAGCTTCTCCTCGTGCCGCTCAGCGACCTCGGTGGCGGTCATGTTCTTGTCGCTCTGCGCGATCATCAGGAACATGTCAGCGTAGAACGAGCGGTTGATCCGCTCGCGCACGTCGCGGATGTCCTCGAGCAGGACGCCGGGGTCGAGGTTGATGTCGAACGCACGCCGCACACCGCCCTGTGGGTGCGCGCTGTCGTAGTACGACACGCCGCCCGGGAGGAAGTCGCCGCTGCGCTTCATCGCGGTCGGGACCTGCAGCGGCGGGTCGACCTGATAGTCGATGACCTTGGACTTGGCGCGCTGTTCGTGCTGGAGCTGGAGCAAATCGCCCAGTGCGTCCATGCCCGGCGAGCTGCCGTAGGTGTCGCCCCACAGCAGGTCCCAGCGCGGGGCCAGCACGCGGAAGCGGCGGTAGCCGCCCTCGGACAGCAGGCCCTGATTGGCGTCGCTTTCCTTGGCGTCCCAGTAGCGCGAGCTGAACGCCATGTCCTTGCTGTGCTGGGAGCGCGGATTGCGGTCCGCGTTGGGCTCGATCAGGTGCATTACCGTGATCTCGCGGGTGTAGCTCGAGGTGTCGTAGGCCGAGCGCGCCGAGGCGCTCAGGTTGCTGTACCCGAACCACTGCACGGCCTGCTCGACAGTGAGTTTAAACTCACGCGACAGCTTGTTGACGGTGCCCTCGTCGTCGAGGCCGAGGCTGTACTCGCCGACGGTCATCGGGTTGTGGTGGATGATCCGGTCGAAGTTGGGCTCGATGACCGACACAGCCGTGCCGAACCCGCCCAGCTCGCGATACATGCCGTGGAAGGTGTTGTAGGTGTTCGACTTGCGGAACACACGCAGCAGGAGCTTGCCGACGTCGTCGAGCCATGCGCGCACCGCGTGGTGGTCGGCCAAGTTCTCATCCGGCAGCGTCAGGCGGAACCACGGCCGGGCTGGGCTGGTCATACCCGCCATCATGCCAGCAGCAAGGGTGCGCAGCGCGTGCGTACCGGCGCTGTCGATGATGTTCTGGTTGCGATCGCCACCGCGATTGCGCTGGTCGGAGAAGAAGCGCGACTGGCGCGGCAGCAGATTTTTGGCGATCTGCTCCCAGTGCGGGTCCCAGCCCTTCTCGCGATCGGACTTGAGCGCCTTGGCTCGCGCCATGGCGAGACCGCGCTGCTTCACGAGGCTGGTGGCGCTCTTCACGAGCGGAGTAGCGGCCATGTTTTAGCCTCCGAGCAGCGACGGACGCCCGCCGAGCGAGCCCATCATGTTGGTCACACCGGCTGAGCCTGTGAGGAAAGTGGAGCCCGGCCCCTTGCTGGTGACCGCCTTGTTGTTCGCCATGATCGAGGCCAGCCCCGGCTGCTTCTGGTTGAGCTTGTTCTGCTGTTGTTCAGCGCGCTTGGCCTGCGCCTCAGCCTGCGACGCCGCCATGTCCTGCCCGCGCTTCTGGACGCTGGCCGACTTGCTGGACGTGTACAGCGAGACGCCTGCACCAAGCAGGGCCGAGCCTGCGATGAGGGCGGGGATGAGTGGAAGGCACATAAGCGGTCACCTGTTGAACGGATCGTAACTGCGTCGCGTGGCAGCATAGCCGCGTCCGGCGTCATTGTGGCCACCCCTCGTGGACGGGAGCTCCGTCGGGGTGCGGATCGCGGCGAGGATCAGCGCGGTAGCGCGGTCAGGTGAGCGGCGCAGGCGCTTGATGATCTCCTCGCGGCTCTCGACGTAGATCGTCGATCCGCGCAGCGACCACTTGGGCGCAGACAGCTCGGCGAGCACCTCGTTGCCGGGTGGCAAAGCGATGCCGTTGTTGGCCGAGGGGTCGAGCAGCTCGCGGAACCGCCACCACAGTTCGCTGCGCTGGTTGAGGAACGAGAGCCGCCCGGACTTGTCGGTGCCGACGGACTTCTCCGAGACGTTGATCCCCAGCACATGCTGGTTCGCCTCGTTGAGGAAGTCGTACGGGCTCGAGCCCACCCCGATCACGTCGATGTGGATTGGTGCGTGATTGTGGTTTGCGGCGATCACCATGCCAGCCGTGGAGGGGCCGTCCGGTGTCTCGCTGCCGGGGTATTCGAGCAGCTCGTCGAACCACAGGTCGCGGCTGACGCGCGCGATGACCGTGTTGTCGTCGCCGCCACGCGCCACGTCGACGCCCAGCGAGATGATCTGCGGCTTGGGCATACGGGGCTGCCAGCGCGCCTGTGCGATCTCGATCCACTTGGTCGGGATCACCTGCCACGGGTCGTCGCTCATCCCGGCACGGAAGTCGCCGTAGAGCATCTGCGAGCGCAGCGGTTCGGGCAGCGCCTGCAGCGTCGACATGTAGTTCGTGCCAACGAGGAACGGGTTGTCGCCGACCGAACTCGGCACGAAGCTACGGCTCTGCGGCATGATGATGTGCGCCGCCATCGCGCCGCGATACCGGACCGGGTCGAAGTCGTAGTTCCACTGACCGTTCTCGATCACGAAGTGCGCCTTGCTGTCGACCTCGACGTCGTGCGCCTTGCCATCCGCGCCCGGCACCGACGCGAAGACGCGCAGCTCGCCCGGCAGTGCGGGGTTCGGGTGTTTCGGATCGAGCCA